ATGGTGCTGGCGCTGTTGGTGATTTGGAAATCACAGTTGATGACCAAAATGCAACAGATGCGTCAATCATAATCGGGGACATCATTCAGTTCTACGATGCAAGTGCTATCGTTTCAGTAGTTAACGGTGCAATTACAGTTGCATCTAAAACTCTTACTCTTGATGGTGGAACTGGTGCTCTTGCAGCTGGCCAACGTGTGATTGGTGCTGGTATTTCAGACGGTGACGAAGTTGTTAAGATTGCATCAGTAACTTCTCAGAGTGGTGGTGCTGGTTCGGTTATCGGCGTTGTTGTTTTAGATAAAGCAATCACAGTTGCCGACAATGTAGCTCTGGTGCTTTCAGCAGCTGCTGGTCATGACAAAGTGGAAACGGGTAACGTAGAGTACGAAGTTACAGCAATTTCCACTGAAACTCTCACCATTCGGGTTCTTGATGATCCTGCTGGTGCCGGACTTCAGACGATTATTCCTGATAACTCTTTAATTCGTCGTCGCTGGCGTTTCAGTGACCTCTTTGACAGTGCTCCCGGCACATCTGATTGGTCAACTGCAAACGGCCGTGGTGAATTAGATGAACTTCACGTTGCAGTTTATGATAAAACTGGAGACATTACAGGTTACGATGTTGATGTTAAAGGACAACGTACAAGCTCGGTTATCGAAGTGTTCCCTGCTATGTCTAAAAACTCAGCTGCGAAGACAACACAGGGTGGAAATAACTACTATGCAGATGTTATCTTCCGTAGTTCTGGATTTATTTACTGGACAGATCACATCTCTGGCGGTACTAACTGGGGTACAGACATTGCAACAGGTACAGACTACACATTAGTATCTGGTGTTAATGTTGACACTCTGTCAGGTGGATTGGATGATTACTCCGTTACTGCTGGTGAGATAGAAATTGCTTATGACAAGTTTGCTGACACAGAAAACCTTGACATCAACCTCGTATTAGGTGGACCAAGTTCTGCTGTTGCAGATACAGAAGCTGGTCAGGATACACACGTTACAATGATCACAGACCTTTGTGAATTGCGTAGGGATTGTGTTGGTTTTGCATCACCTTATCGTGCTGCAACAGTCGGTGTTACATCATCCATCACTCAGACGACAAATGTAAAAAACGCATTTGATAAGTGCCCATCATCTTCGTACATGGTATTCGATAGTGGATACAAGTACATGTATGATAAGTACAACGATGTATATCGTCATGTTCCTTTGAACGGTGATACTGCTGGTCTTTGTGCATTTACAGATAGTATTGCAGACCCTTGGTTCTCACCAGCGGGTTACAATCGTGGTGGTGTTCGTAGTGCAATCAAACTTTCTTATAACCCACAGAAAGCAGATCGTGACATCCTCTATAAGGCTCGGATCAACCCAGTTGTTGATTTCCCCGGCCAAGGTGTTACACTCTTTGGTGATAAAGATCGTGACATCCTCTATAAGGCTCGGATCAACCCAGTTGTTGATTTCCCCGGCCAAGGTGTTACACTCTTTGGTGATAAGACTGCTCTCACAAAACCAAGTGCATTTGACCGCATTAACGTGCGGCGTTTGTTCCTTGTTCTTGAAAAAGCAATTGCCACTGCTGCTAAGTTCCAACTCTTTGAATTCAACGATGAGTTTACAAGAGCCCAGTTTCGTAATCTGGTAGAACCCTTCTTGAGAGATGTACAGGGTCGTAGAGGTATTTTTGACTTTAAGGTAGTATGCGATACAACTAATAATACTGGTGAGGTCATTGACCGAAACGAGTTTATTGGAGACATCTATATCAAGCCTGCTAGGGCAATCAACTTTATTACACTAAACTTCATCGCCGTTCGAACTGGTGTTGCGTTTAGTGAGGTAGGAGGTTAATCATGGCAAACATAGATGATTTCAAAGCTAATCTAATCGGTGGTGGTGCAAGAACCAACCAGTTTCGGGTAACTCTTACTCCACCAGCTGGTATAGCAATTGGACTTGATGTTCGTAGAACGTCTTTTCTTGTAAAGGCAAGTACTTTGCCTTCTACAACTATTACAGAAATACCGTTGAAGTTCCGTGGTCGTACTATTTATCTGGCGGGTGATCGTTCTGAACCAGAAACTTGGACAACTACATTCTATAATGATACTGACTTTATGATTAAAAATGCAATTGAACGGTGGAATAATGGTATCAATGATTTTGCACTGAATACTGGTGTTATTTCTACAGCTGATTATCAGACTGATCTTACTGTAGAACAGTTGGACCGTGATGAAACAATTTTGAAAACTTATATCTTCAGAAACGCTTGGCCAACAACTAGTGGTGCAGCAATTACATTGGATATGGCTACTGAAAATGGTGTAGAAGAATTTGAAGTAACTTGGAGATATCAGCACTTTGAAGCATCCGGCGTTAACTTCTAATTTGAACCTACTAAATAGACAGTAGGAGATAAAAAGATTATGGCACAACTATTCGGATTTACAATACAGAAGGCATTAAAGGATCAAGGGGCCCGTGAAAAAACTTTCACGGACTCCTCTTCTGATGATGGCGCAACTGAGATTGCTGGCGGTGGTTTCTTTTCATCTGTTTTAGATACAGATGGACGGGAGAAAAATGACCTTGACCTCATTCGCCGTTATAGAGACATTTCGATGCAATCGGAGTGTGATGCTGCGATTGAAGATATTGTAAATGAAGGTATTATTTCAAACCTTAATGACATTCCTGTTAATATAGATTTACATAATCTACCTTATTCAGAAAAAATTAAAACTAGAATTAGAGCAGAATTTAGTGAAGTCCTAAGGCTTCTCAATTTTGGTGAAAAGGGTCACGATATTTTTCGTCGGTGGTATATCGACGGACGGATTTACTATCACAAAATTATTGATTCTAAAGACCCAAAGAGGGGTCTTCAACAGTTAAGACATATTGATCCTACTAAGATTCGTAAAGTTAAAGAGACACAAAAAGACCCTGATCCAAAGAATCCTGGTATTGAAATGGTAACAAAAGTAGATGAATATTTCATCTATAATGACAACAAAGAATCCTGGTATTGAAATGGTAACAAAAGTAGATGAATATTTCATCTATAATGACAAGGGATTTGCATCTAGTTCTGGCTCAGGAAATAATCAAGGTATTAGGATTGCTTCTGATTCAGTTGTGTATGTTCCATCAGGCCTACTTGATTACAACTCTGGTAGAGTTATCTCTTATTTACATAAGGCAATCAAACCAGTTAACCAGTTGCGTATGATTGAAGATGCGATTGTTATCTATCGTATCTCTCGCGCACCAGAACGTAGGATTTTCTATATTGATGTTGGTAATCTACCAAAGGTCAAAGCAGAACAGTATCTAAAAGATGTTATGAACCGTTATCGTAATAAGCTTGTCTATGATGCATCGACAGGTGAAATTCGGGACGACAGAAATCATATGAGTATGTTGGAGGATTTCTGGCTTCCACGGCGTGAGGGTGGTAGAGGAACGGAGATTACTACTCTGCCCGGCGGTTCTAATCTAGGGGAGATTGATGACATCGTATATTTCCAACGAAAACTATACCGTTCCCTCAATGTGCCAATCAGTAGGCTCGAAGCAGAAAATGGGTTCAGTATGGGAAGGGCTTCAGAGATTACCCGTGACGAACTTAAATTTACCAAGTTTGTTCAACGGATTCGAAAGAAATTCACTCCCTTGTTCACTGACTTGCTCAAGACTAACCTACTCCTTAAAGGTGTAATCTCACCAGAAGACTGGCCGAGGATGCAAGAGCATATTCAGTATGACTTCATGGAAGATGGCCACTTTGCAGAGTTGAAGGATGCAGAACTTCTAAATGATCGAATTAGCACACTTGATTCTATTCAGTCATATATTGGTACATTCTTTAGTAAAGAGTATGTGTTGAGGAAGGTTCTAAATCTTACTGATGCACAAATTAAAGAAATGCGTGACCAGATTGCTACAGAACTTAAAACTGATCCAATGGACGGTGGAGTTTCATTACCAGATAATGGTGACGGTATTACACGTTATCCACAGGGTGGTGATGGTGGTGTTATTTCGCCAGAACAGATGCCAGACTATGAGGAACCAGAACAAGATGGTGTTCCAGATGATACCGTAAGATTCGGTAATAAAGGAGATGAATAATGAGTAGAGATTTTGTAGATTCAATTTCAAAGGGTGATAATATTGGAGCAGAAACCGCATTTAATGTTGCGATGGCTGCAAAGGTTGGTGATGCATTGGAGATTAAACGCAAGGAAGTATCAAAGACTTTTGTTAATTCAAGTGTGGAAACAAATGAAACGGATTGAGGAAATCTATAAATCTACGGTTGTAGAGAGAGATGAGCATAAGAAATCAAATCAATATAAGCGTCTTTCGCCTAAAATGAAGGATGCTGTAGACAATTTGTTTAAAAAAATGGATGCGAAACCTTCGGATTTCCTAAATAGTTTTGAAAGAACAATTACTGATGTATCTAAGAAATATAAAGTTCCTGAGAGGGAACTTCTTGGATATTTTGAAAAAGAAATGTTAGCGATCTAGGGGATAAGAATGGCTATTGTTACAAGAATACTCAGAGATACTGTCGTTAATGCACCCGGCGCTGGTGGAACAGTTACAATTAAAGTTGATATCGAAGATGATGCTGCAGCAGATGGTGCTATTTTAGATGCAAGTGCTCTGAGTGGCCATGCGGACGGTGCAAAACTACATATCGCCAGAATTTGGTGGGCATTGACTCAAGGTAGTGCTGATGATGATACTGGTCATGTTGAAATTCAAGAAGTATCTTCTGGAACAGATATTGTTCAGATTAGACTTGCCGGAACTGGACACTATGATGGTTCTGCTGGCGTTATCCCCGGCACTGCTGCAAACACAACCGAAACTTCTGGTAACCATCAAATAACTACTTTTGGTACATCTGGTTTTGTTATCATCGAATTCAAAAAAGACGAAAACTATACAGCGTAAGGATAGAACAATGAAACTATTTTCAGAGGCAGTCGAAGACGTAGAGTATATCTGCGAAGCAAAGGAAGACGGTAGTAAGTCCTACAAGATTCGTGGTATCTTTATGCAGGCTGACATCAAGAACCGTAATGGTCGGGTGTATCCTATGGAA